ATGTTATACATGACTTCTGCGCCTTTGTCTATATCTCCCTCACCAGCATTTCTTACAGCATCAGCTGTAAATACAAACTCATTCTTAGATAGTCTGGCAGGTACATCGTCTGCTCTTTCCATTCTACCCATATCTACAAAACCACCTGTCTCTCTGTAGTCTTTTTCCATGCCACCCATATCTAATAGTGGCATAGTCTTCTTGGCTACTGGCTCTTTAGAACCTTCTGCTTGTTTAGTTTTGTTTCTTTCATAAAAATTTAAATATTCTTGATGATTCTCGTTTATGGCTGCTGCATCAGGATTTTTTTCATATAGTTTTTTCCAACCTTTGTAGTTAGCATCTGTTGATAAATCTTTTCCACCCTCGTCAAAACCTAATCTCATTAAACCACCACCTGCTTTAAAAGCTCTTGCTCTAAAATCACCTTGTCCAGCTGCAGCTTTTAAGATCTGATTTCTAGCTTCTTCTATACTAAATCCAGTATTATCTGCTAATTGTTGTGCTTGGTTTTCTTGTTCAGGTGTTAGTGCTCCTGCTACCGCTGATGCTCCTGTAATTAATGCTGTAGGTGATGAAAATATTTTACTTAAAAGTCCTTTGTTGTCTGTTCCTGGTAACGTTGTTGAATTATCAAATAATTTACCTTTTAAAAAACCACCTAAATTAGCAATACCTTGTCCGCTTTTTAAATTGGATAAAAAAGTACCAGATCCAAGACCAGCTCCTCCAAAAGCTTTTAATCCTCCTAAATAAGTTCCACCTGCATACAACAATGCAGCTTTACCTATTGGTGACTTTGCAATCTTCTTAACTGCTCTTGTTGCTTTCTTAACTAACTTACCTAAGAAATACATCTGTCTTCCTGTTTCAAGATCCATGATCCCACCTACAGGATTCATCATACCACCATCCATAGCACCTACTCTACCACCATCAGCTCTAAATGCTAATGCTAATTTAAACGGATCTTCTTCCTCTTTCTCTGTTTCTTGGTCCATGATCCCTGAGTCTTGAGTCATGATACCTGTTTGTATTGGTTGATCATTGTCGCCTGTATTTATAATAGTGTTACCAGCAGCATCTATTTTACCTGCTAATCTGTCTTTCATGTATCGTTCATATCCGTCAGCTGTTTCTGGATACATACTACGATCTATATTTTCTAAATCTCTAAAATAATCTATGTTAACTTTTAAATTTCTATCTCTTACTGGTTTTAAAAGATTTAAACCTAATCCTATGACTCCAGGAAAATTAGATTTTGGAACTCCCGTACGATACAAAGTATCTAAATCATTAACTGTTACTACACCATCTCCACCGCCTCCGGTAAAACCAGGAGGAGTAGTAACTCCTGTTTCTTCATCGTAACCAGTTAGATTAGTGGGAGTATAATAGTCAGTGCCTAAATTTTTTCCAAATTTATCATCTACTGCACCTGTTGGTGCATCGTAAGAACTCTCACTAGGAGAAGGATCATTAAATCCTCTATCATCTTCTACCGTTGCAGAATAAGTGCTTTGTTTTGGCATCGTGTCTCCACCAAATCTGTATAATTGTCTTGCTATTTGAGTTCTAGTTATTGCCATCGTTCTATTCTATTTTGTTTTACTAAATAAATCAAGGCTCGGCATCAGGACTTTTACGTCTTGCGCCATGTCCTCTGGCTTGTAGCCTTTAGCTTCCCAGTCTTTTCTTTCTTTAAAAACCTCACCTGTTTTCTTATGTCTATAAGTTTCTTCTACTTTTGCTGGTTTTATTACTTGCATTATGTGGTTACCTCTCTTGGCTGTATTTCTAATATAGAAGCTATGACGTGCAGCTCATTCGCGTCAGCAGCCTGTACTTTTAATGCCTCGCCCTCCTCCATAATTAGTGGTTGGGTTAAAAGTTCTGTTGTTGCTTTAGATCCTATGGCCTTATCTTTAAATAAGTTAAATATAGCATCACTAGCATTTACTAAAGTTATTGTTATAGTGCTCCCTGATCCAGCATCCTCAGACACTATCAATGATTTTATAATAGCTGTCTTAAAACTAGGCACTGTATACAGTGTAGTTAAATCTGTTGTTGTTAAGTCTGCTTTTTTATTTATAAAACTATTTGCCATTAATTTAAAAAGAAGTTTTGTGCTTCTACCTCATCCTTTAATTCTTCTTGATACGTGGTATTTAATTTTTGAACTATACCTTCTAAATCTCTACTTTGAGCTTCAGCTACAGTGTAGTCATATTCTTGTGAGGGTCTAGTTATAATCTGTGTAATTTTTGCCATTATCTTCTTCCGTCTGGTTGTATATCTAATCTAAAAGTTCCTAACTTCCAACTTTGACTAGCTCCTGTGTTTTCTACTTTTAAAGAAACTGCTCTTGCTCTTGCACGAGTATCTACCTTAGTTGTGCTTGATGTAATATCAAATGGCCCTAAAGGTGAACTAGCTTGTGTGCTATTGGGGTAATTTTTTAATTGCAATGTAATTCTAGTTGTTCCTGTTTGTGATATGAAATCAGGTACAAATCTTTTTATCTTCATTAAGAATTCACCATCTCCTCTAAATGTAGCAACACCAGTTGATTGACCTGTGGCTGATGCTCTTGCTTGTGAAATATCAAAGTCTCCAGAAGATATGTTTGAAGTAATAGCAGTGATAGTTCCGTTTTTATTTTGATCGGTTCCTGTTTCATGTTCATAGTATGAAGTTCTACCTTCTGTGTTACCTACAACATCAAACGATGAATCATTACCCGCACTATATTCTGTTGCATGTGGTTTACCAAATACAGCAGAATCTCTCCACATTGTTCTAGATAATGTTCCAACAGTCCATACAGGTCTTTGTGGTGAAGAATCAAAATAATTATAGCTTACTTGTTTATCAATAACATCAGATGTTGATGATGGGTAAAACCATATTACTTCACCAAACAAATTATTTAATCCTGCAGAAACCATCTGATTACCTGACGCTAAATTTATATCATCATAAACATGGTCTTCTACTAAACATGGTAATGATTCTAATCTACCACCATATCTAAAGAAGCCATTTTCTGACATCCAATATGCAGCGCCATCAACTTCTACACATGCATTCTGTCCAACAAGTCCACAGCTAGTTCCAACTTGTGCGAACGCAAAAGTAAATGGTTGACCAACAAAACGTTGTGTAAATAGTGCTGTGTCAGT